ACTGCATTACCCCAACCTGTATAATCAGTTGCATTTGTAACTGTAGAACCATCACTATGTGTAACATCTGAAGTTCCATATTGTCCTCTTGTTATTCCTGAAATAGTATTTGTTCCTGTGTTGTTTGATGAGTAATCCATTAACTCACTACCAATTAATAAAATACCACTTGATGGTAAAACTGAAGAATTAGTTAATACTACAGAAGTAGCACCTGCTGTAAAATCACCACCATTATTTATGGTAGTTGAGTTAGCTCCAGATACCGTACCACCATATTGACCAACACCGAAACCATAACCATAGGTTTGTGCAGCGGGGCCAACGTATTCATAAGGTTTAATATCTATACTTCCTCCAGACACACTACCTGTTGCAGCAGAAGTTTGTGTGATGGTAAATGTTGTTGATGTTGGAGTTGTTATAACTTGAAATAATTTATCTTCAAAATCTGAAGCAGTATATCCAGTACCACCAGGTAAAGTTACATTATCTAATAAAACAATATCACCAATGTTTAAACCATGAGATGTTGCTGTAGTAATTGTACAAGATGTTAAAGTATCAAATGTAGTTATTGTAGCAGATGAGATAGTAGTTGCTAAAGGTGTAATGTCATATAACTGACCTTCAAAGTATATAAGTAAAAATTTATCTGTGCCTAATGCTACATATCTATTTCCAGATATATCTACAAAGGCGTGTTGTTTTCTAACAACACCAACGATAGATTCATTAAGTAATGATTGCCAACCACCAACTTTTTCAGGTAATCCATATCTCCACCTTACGTTATCTGAATCAACCCAACGGCCTTGAGCTCCAACTGATGTATCTTGTTTATCAACTCCTGGAGCAAACTTAATTTCAGTAAGCATGTTTGCCTCCTATTGATTAGTTGATTTTAATAACCAACCTTTAGTAGCGTTAGCATAAATGAAAGTTACACATTGATTATTTACATTCATTGTATAATCAGCAGCTGCGCCATTAATATTTGATCCGTTTCTTGCTACAGTTACAGCGTTAGTACCAAAACCACCCGCCGCAGATCCATCCATAATTGTTACTTCGTCAGTAACATTTGGAGTAGCAGGCAATGTAACTACTACTGTGTTTGTTTGTGTATCAACTACAATTTGATCTCCATTAACTGCAGTATAACTTGTGACACTTGCAGAATTTATATTCTTAATTCCTTTTTGAATTAAAGCTAATGCCGTATCTGTTCCATCTGATCTAACAATTATGTTAGCACCTTCTGGTAAAGCTATGGGATTAGAAGATCCTGAAGTTTTAATATTGATTGTATAATTATTTGTTGTTCTATCTGTAGCATCTTCAATGATGTAAACTCTAGTAACTGTTCCACCTGTTGATGTAGCAGGTATAATTAAATTATTACTACCTGTCATAGTACCAGTTAATTTTAAATATAAATTTTTTCCATTAGCTAATGAACCATCGGCTAAACTTAAAGTAACATCGGCTCCACCACTCATTGAAACAGTAGCATAACCAGATGCTGCTTGTTGTAAAATTTGTAAATTAGTATTAGTTATAGATCCCCATAGACCAGCTTTCTCACCGGTTGTAATAAGTTCTAACGTTAAATCTGATGAATAATTTGATGCCATATTAATAAGGTTCTATTGGTGTCCAAACCATGTTTACTCCTGGTATTATATCATTCCATGTAATAATTCCTGGCTCTTTACTATCTAAAACCAAAGAGCTTCCTGTAGGATTTACTAATGCGCTTCCTGATACTGTAACATTTCCAGTGGCTATCGTCAATGCGTTTCCAGTAGGAGAAACATTAGCTGCTGCAGTTACTGTTATTGTACCAATACCTAAAGTAGTAGGGTTTCCTGTAACGCTTAAATTAGCTGCACCTGAAATACTTAAAGTACCTAATCCAAGGGTTACTTGACTTCCTACAACATCTTCAACGATAGAATCAGCAATAACGCCAACACTACCAATTGTTATGTTTAATTGATTTCCAGTAACTGAAATAACAACATCATTATCATTTGCAACCGTTGCAAATGGAAATTCTGAAAATGCGCTAAATCCTAACATATATAATCCTTAAAAGGGGACAGTAGGTATGTGGTGGAGTACCGTCCCCATCTAAAGATTATATCATTGTTTAAACCAAGATGGAAGTCTTAAATTTTGTCCTTCTTAAAATACTCAATACATTCAGCTATTGTTTGTTGCCTTATGTACTCATCTCTTATTTCTTGTGATGTAGGTTGTGGGAATATTGAATCCCATCTATCTATTATGAAAGTTCCACCAGCAGAAGTAAGATCATAACTTGCTTTTGGTACTAATGCTTTCATAGCAGTATCTATACCCCAAGCAAAACCATTCTCATTTGAGAACATTTCTATCGTTGCTTTTACAGATAATTTTCTAACCATTATAATATAAGTTCAGTTAAGCTATAATTTGATCCAACAGTACCTTTATAGAAAGTATTAAATGCTAGACTTACTCTAGTATTATTACCTTTCTTGGTATCTACCTGATGAATTGTTGATGATGGAAACATTATTAATTGACCTGTTTCTAACGCAAACCACCATGTATCAGAGTTCCAAATATTATACTGATTTATTTCTGGTTTTATTTGTTGATAACCTTTTGAATTGGTAAATTTAATTTTATCATTTTCTTTATCGCAATCAAAATATAATACACCAGATATAACTGAATTAGGGTGTGAGTGTTGATGATGATATTGATTTTCTTCTGTATAATTTAGCCAAGATTGAGTAATATAAAGTTCTATATTATTTTTTGGACAAATAATTCTTTCTAAATAATCTTTGCAACATTGATCTATAAATTTTTTAATATTTTTAAATTCTTTTCTGTTTAAAATGTAATTGTCTTTAGTATTAATATTTCCTTGATTTTTAATACAATGGTTTTTTTGTTTATCAACAAATTGTAATTCTTGTTTTGTAAATGGTCTATCCATATTATTCATATAAATAGGTATTGGAAATAAATTTTGTATTGTAGGTTCTTTCATTGTTTTTTAAATCCTAAATTACCAGATATTGTTTTTTGTTTAGATGATTTTAAAACCATATGTTCTAAAAAACTTGGAAAAATTACTATATGACCTGTTTTACATTTTGGCATAATGTTTTCTTCAAACATATGAGATATATTCTTATAAAATAATAAATAATTTCTAATTGGATTGAGAAATACTGTTTTTCCCTGTTTAACATCTTTGTAAATGATAAATGAAAAATCTGAATTAGAATGAATATGTGGTTCTTGATAATCGTTATTAATATAATGATTTTCCCAAATATTATAAAGTTTTAATTCAAATGGATAGTTTATTTTTTCTTGCAATATTTTAACTATTGTTTCCATTAAATATTTAATAGATTCTTTTGACATTTTTGAAACATTTTCAAATGATTCTTTATAAGATGAATTTGTTTGTGAAACCCAAGTTTTATAAAAATTTTGATTTTTTAAATTAATTTTATTTACATCAATATTACCTATAAAAATAGGTATTTTAAATAAATCAACAATCATCACACCACAATATAAAATTTATGTTATCAGTTCCCAAGTTTGATTTGTTTCATTCCAAATGTAATAATTATTATTATCAATTTGTTCTTGTGTTAATTCTGGTTCAGGAATTGGTGCTTCCCATCTACAAGTATCTTCATTTAATACCCAAGATGGAAAAGGTTTAGGTGGAATAAAAGCATCTCTATCTTCATCATAAGTATAACCTATTCCAGCATGATTTTTTCTTAAAGGAGTTCCACCATTATCATGTACTCCACCATGAGTATTGTAAGATGTTTGTTTCCAAATCGACCAACCAGTAAGTTTAGTTAAAAAATCAATACCATTAACTTCTTGTTCTACACCATTACTGTCATGTAAAACTTCATTAACTACTGATTGAACTTCAATCACTTTTCCATTTATTCCTATTTTTGCGAAACTTGCCATTATGTTGTGTAACTCCCTGATCCGTTAAATTGCATTATTGTATTTGTACCTGATGTTGTAACTGTTGGAGAACCTGATGTTGTACCAGAATAACTTGCTGTTGGTACACTTATAATAACAACTCCTTTTCCTCCAGCACCACCATTACTATTACTAGGAGTTCTGTCTGAACCACCACCACCACCACCAGTATTTACTGTTCCTGCTGTACCAGCACCTATTGAACCAGCACCTCCTCCACCTGAACCTCCTGCACCAGGAGTACCACCTAGATAAGTACAACCACCACCTCCACCTGCTCTTGTAACTGACGAACCAGTTATAGAAGATGCTGTACCTGCACCACCTGCACCTCCAGCTGTAGTTGTTCCATTTCCTCCAGTAGCACCAGCACCACCTCCTCCTCCAGCACCATAATTTGGTGAACCATGACCTGCTGAACCTCCATTATTACCTTGACTTGGAGCTGTGCTTGGAGTGTTACCAGAACCTCCACTAACACTATCACCTCCTGCTCCTCCACCAGAACCACCATTTCCTCCAGTTGAACCACCAGCACCAGAATCTCCACCCCTACCTCCTCCAGTAGAAGTTATTGTAGTTAAACCAGAACCTGAAATTGAAGAATTTGAACCTTGTCCAGCAGTAGTACCATCATAAATTGAACCAACACCACCATCTCCTACTGTTACTGTAATAACTGTTGCAGGATTTACTGTTTGAGTTGATGTTCTATAACCACCAGCACCTCCACCGCCACCATGTCTTGCTCCTCCACCACCTCCTCCAGCAATAACTAAAAAATCTGCTGAATATGGTTGTGGAACTTCATCAGTTACATCATCATCTGATGTAGGAATCCATCCTTGAGTTGAACCAGAATATACTATATTAACTGTTTGACCATCAGTATCATAAACTGGATTAGGAGTTGAATAACCTTGAAAGTTTAAAGAATTTTGATCTATTGTGACATTGTTTGTATTCCAAGTTCTTTTATAATCTACAAATATAATTTGATCTCCCACACTAGCACTTCCTGGTAATGTTACAGTACATGCATTAGAAGTAGTGTCTATCCAATAACCATTTCCTGCTACTGCTGATAAAGTTGTACCAGTTACAATGCTAGATTGCCATTCAATACCACCGCCTACAAATGTAGCACCTGAAGCTACAGTTACTGTATCTCCAGATTTACCAATAGTAATAGTATTAGCATTTTCATTGATAATATTATTGCCGTCTTGGTCTTGAATTGTATCTACTTTAATTATGCTTGACATGTTATACTAACTCCCAATTCTGTATTGTTTCGTTCCAAATATATCTTTGACCATCATCAGGTTTTACTACAGGAGCATCCCAACGACAAGTTGTTTCATTTAATATCCAACTATTAAAAGGTTTAGGTGGAATAAAAGCATCTCTAGTTTGATCATATTGAAAACCAACACCAGCAAAGTTTTTTCTGATAGTTGCATTGTATGAAGTTTGTTTCCAAACATCTCTAGTTTTATAAAGGTTGTTTAAAAAATCTGCTCCAGCTTGTTCAGTTGTAGCAATATCATTTGATACTACTTCAACTCTTTCAACTATATTTCCTGTTCCTAATTTTGCAAAATGTGCCATATAAATCTCCTATGCGGTATAACTTCCTGATGAGTTAAAAACTAAAACTGTATCTGTACCACCAACTCCAGTAGTAACTGTTGGACTTCCAGTTGTTGTGCCTGAATAATTTCCATCTGCCATACGAAGTATAACTACTCCTGAACCACCTGCGGATGCATTAGAATAAGTACTTCTTGTTCCTGCACCTCCTCCTCCACCTGTGTTTGCAGTTCCTGCTACACTAACACTAATATTATGTATAGCACCATTTCCTCCACCTCCTGTTCCACCAGCTCCACCACCAGCATTTTCACCAGCTCCACCTCCACCTCCGCCTCTTGAAATTGAAGAACCTGTAATTGAAGAAGCTAAACCAGCTCCACCAGCCGCACCAGTAGAACTAACAGTAGCATTACTTCCTGTAGCAGAAGCTCCACCACCTCCACCTCCTCCATTTGCTTGATTTCCAATAGAACTTCCTCCAGCATAACCTTGATTTGCAGTTCCGCTACCACCACTTCCAGCAGTGTATGGAGCGGTTGATTGATCACCAGCACCTCCTCCTGAACCACCACTACCTCCATTATTATTTGGAGATGTAACATAACCTCCACCATAACCTCCACCAGTAGATGTTATGGTTGTAATTCCTGTTCCTGAAATTGATGAGTTTGAACCAGCACTTCCTGATGTTGAATCTCCAGTAGCAGCAGCACCACCAGCACCAACTGTTATTGTATAAACTGTTCCACCATTAAATGTTAAACTTGATTCTGAACTTCCTCCACCTCCTGAACTTTCTGTTGAGTATGAATTTCTATAACCACCAGCACCGCCACCACCTGCTGAATAAGATCCACCACTTCCTTGTCCACCTCCACCTCCACCAGCTATGACTAAAAAATCTACTGAATATGATTGTGGAACTTTATTAGAAACATCATCATCTACTGTTGGAATCCAACCTTGTGTAGCACCTGAATATACTATTGATACTGATTGACCTGATGTATTGTATTCAGGATTAGGTGAAGTATATCCTTGAAAATTTAAACTGTTTTGATTTATTGTAATTGCATTTGTTCCCCACCTTCTTGCGTAATCTACAAATATGATTTGGTCACCTACACTAGCACTAGCTGGTAAGGTAATTGTACAAGCATTTGATGTTGTATCAATCCAATATCCGTTTCCAGCAACCGCAGATAATGTAGTTCCTGTTACGATTGTAGATTGCCAAGCAATAGAAGCAAAGCCAGATGCTGTACCATTATTAGTTAATGTTGCACCTGCTGGAATTACAAAGTCGTCTCCAC